TCACCGTAGCAGCCACGTACACCTGATGGGCGTCCTCTGTCACTTCTGCGGCGGTAAGGCAATCCGTCTAAGGTTCGTGCCTCCCGAAACAGGACAAGGCCCCGCGAACATCTGGTGCCAGACGTGCCCGCTACCCGCTGAAGCTGCAAGAGCTAACGACGATATGCTGACGGAGCTTTTCACGGGTACCGAGCGCGGCTTTTATAATACCGGGATTCCCTGCGAGTGACCGAACGGCAGACGAGATTCGTTACCGAGTACATCAAGGACGGCAACGCTACTCAAGCCGCGAAGCGAGCGGGGTTTAGCAAGAAAACCGCGAGACCAATTGGGGCGCGATTGTTGACAAATGTTGACATAGCCGCCGCCATTGAGAAAGCGCGTGGCCCCGTCCTCGAAGCCTCGCAGATCACGCTGGAAAGCCATCTCGCGGAACTCGCCCGCCTCAGGGATCGCGCCGACACCGACGGACTCTACAGCGCCGCCGTCACTGCGGAGGTAGCGCGTGGCAAGTGCGCGGGCTACTACACCGAGCGGATCGCGATGACCGTAACCCCCGGGACCGGCGTGCTCGCGGTTCCGGCTATCGCTAGCGATGCGTGGGTACGGGCGGCGGTAACGCAACAGGCTGAGCTGGCTCGTGGTGTGCCGGTGATAGACGGCGCGACCGCATCGTGAGCGTGGCCGTCGAGCCCGTTATCGTTTGGTCGCCACAGCCGGGTTCTCAGGCTCTATTCGTTTCGTCGCCCGTGTTCGAGACGTTGTACGAGGGCACGCGGGGGCCGGGTAAGACTAACGCCCTCTTGATGGATTTCTGTCAGCACGTGGGCCAAGGGTTCGGCTCGGACTGGCGCGGCATTCTCTTCCGGCAGAACTACCCGGCATTGGCCGATATCGTCGAGAAGTCCGAAGAGTGGATACCTAAAGCTTTCCCCGGTGCCAAGTTCACGCAGAGCGGACCCGGCGGCTATACGTGGCGCTTTGCAACCGGCGAAGAGCTTTTGTTCCGTTACATCGACACGCCAAAGGACTACCGGAACTATCACGGCCACGAATACCCGTGGATGGGCTTCGATGAGCTGACGAATTGGGCCGACCCCAAGTGCTACAACCTACTCAAATCCTGCTGTCGCTCCTCGAAGCCCGGCATCCCGCGCAAGCTCAGGGGAACTACGAACCCGCACGGCGTCGGTCATCATTGGGTGAAAGCGCGGTTCATCGACCCCGCCCCGCGTGGTACGATCATCGCGGACGAACGCGGCAATCAAAGAGTAGCATTGCACGGCCATTGGTCGGAGAACCGCTACCTGATGGAGAACGACCCCGGCTATATCGACCGGCTTATGGAGGCGACATCCGAAGACCCCGATCTTCAGGGCGCGTGGCTCGGCGGCTCTTGGGACGTATCGGCGGGCGCTTTCTTCGGCGGCTCTTGGCTGCGTGCGGTCCACGTTCTCCCGCCCTTCCCCGTTCCGGCCTCTTGGACGATTGACCGTTCCTTTGACTGGGGATCATCCAAGCCGTTTAGTGTCGGCTGGTGGGCGCAGTCCGACGGTAGCCCGGCCACGCTTGCAGACGGTACGCAGCGCCACTTCGCACGCGGTACGCTGGTTCGTATCGGTGAGTGGTACGGCTGCGTCACGAACAAGCCGAACGTCGGGCTCAAGCTCGGCACGGCTGAGATAGCCCGTGGCATCTTGGAGCGGCAAAAGAATCGCTGGCCCGGTCGTTTTATCAATCCCGGCCCGGCTGATTCCTCGATTTACGACGTGATGGACGGCGAGTGTATCGCGGACAAGTTCAAGGCCAACGGCGTGACGTGGACCAAGGCGAACAAGGGTCCGGGCTCGCGTAAAAATGGCTGGGAGCTGATGCGCGATAGGTTCGTCGCATCGAAGCCGAAGAAGGACAAGGACGGCAACCCGATCCCGATGGAAGCCCCCGGGCTTTTCGTGTTCGCCGATTGCGTGGACTTCATCCGCACAATCCCGATGCTCCCGCGCGACGAGAAAAACCCCGACGACGTTGACACGGACGCCGAGGATCACATCGGAGACGAGGCGCGGTATCGCGTTCTCGCGCCGAACACCATTTGGAAACAAACCCGCGTCAACTTCTTCTAACACGAACACACAGACAATGCTACTCCAAGACCTGCTCCTGCTCCTCACCGTTGATTTCGGAACGTGGAGCGATGACCCGAACCGGCCCGACTACGCCTCCCCCGCGTACCGCGAGATGGCCCCTAGATGGCAGCTCGTAAGCGACATCCGGGCCGGGACAATCGAAATCCGGCGAAAGAAGCAGTTCTATCTCCCGCGCTTCGAGCAAGAGTCAATAACGGATTGGGAATCACGCGTCGGGATGACATTCGTGGCCGATCACTACGCGACGACGCTAGTTGAGCACGTCGGACTGGTGATGGCGAACCCGCCAAAGCTGGGCGATGACGTGCCGGGCGAGATCGTTGACTTGTGCGAGAACATAGACGGCGAGGGGAATCACATCGAAGTGTTTCTGACTAATGCTCTCGATACCGCCCTCGATCTAGGCCATTGCGTTCTCTACACGGATTACCCGATAACCGACAACATCAAGACGCGGGCCGATGAGACGATGGCGCAGGTCAGACCATACGTCACGCTCTACCGCGCAAGCGATGTATTGTCGCCGCGCTTCGTGACGGTTGGCGGGGTGCGTGAGCTGGTGCAGGTAGTTTTCCGCGAGTGTTCGTCGGAAGCCGAGGGCGAGTTCGGGCAAGAAGAAAAGACGCGGTTCAGGGAGATCAAGCAGGAAGTCTTTTACGACGACGTATCGGGCAGGGCTGTTGGGCTTGGCGGGATCGCGTGGCGGATATTCGAGCAGGACGACGACGCTCCTACGTCAGCGGGTGAAACGGGAGTGCGTGAAGGCGCGACGTTCACGCTTAAGGGTGAGGGGGTAATCACCGGCCCCAAGCGTATCCCGGCCCGCATCGTTTACGGGGGCCGGAAGTTCGGGTCAATGCACACGGAACCGCACTTGATGGGCTTGGCTTTCTCGAACATCGAGGAAACGCAGGTCTCATCCGACTACGCGGCGGTCATGCACAAGTGCAACGTCCCGACCCCGGTATTCATAGGCCGGAACCTGACAACGGGCGACGGTACGGGCGCAACCGTGCAGATGGGGCAAGGCATTGATATTCCGATTGGTGGTGATGCCAAGTTCCTTGAACCCGGAGGGGCAGCTATAAACGCTACCCGTGTTCGGCTTGAGGACATCAGGTCACAGATGAGGCGTCAGGGCGCGACGACGGGCGACGAGACGGGCAAGATAATGACCGCTATCGAGGCCAAGATATACGCGAAGCAGCGTAACGCGAAGCTGACCAAAGCTGCACGGTCACTTCAGGACGCGACGGAAGGGATGCTGTCCGACTTCGCGGCGTTTATGGGCTTGAAGGACGGCGGCTCGGTAGTCATCAATCAGGACTTCGCGGCGGAAGGCATTGACCCGGCGTACTTGAACGTCCTAGTGCAGGCGTACACGCAGAACGCGCTCCCGCTGGATGCGCTGATGTACGCACTCGAAAAGGGACGGCTGCCGGAGGACTTCTCGGCGGAGGACGCGGCGGTTCAGCTCATAATCGCGGCGGCGGCTAAAGAGGACGCGGCAGCGGCCTTAGCGAAGGAGCAGGCGGCAAACCCCCAACCGCTGGCACCGAACCCCGCACAAGCGAACGTAGCGCCGGGAAACGGCAACGTAGCGCCACCCGTTGACGTGCAGAAGGCGGCGTAAGATGGCGAAGCGGACACAGACGATGACGGGCGCGGAGATCGTGGCGCTGACGGAACGGCGGCTCTTGGTGAAGGCGCGCGTATTGGAACTCCGGGGCAAGGTGGAAGAGAGGATCGCGGCTATCTTTGCTCTGCTCATCGGCGCGGGATTGTTCCGATATACCGGATGGTGGGGGCTGGGTCTAGTCGTCGGCTATCAGGTAGCGACGGGCGTTAAGGCGTACCGGAACTATCGGAGAGTGGTACCACCGAAGCAACTGGCGGCGTAAGGGAATGTGCAAACACGGAACTGACG